GTTGATTGCATCGCAGAATACGATGGAGAATTAGCAGTTATTGATTTTAAGACTTCTGCAGCACCAAAACCAAGAGATTGGATTGATGGATATTTCGTTCAAGCAGCGGCATATGCCTGTATGTACTATGAACTAACAGGTATATCTGTCAAAAAACTTGTTATAATAATGACATGTGAGAATGGAGATTGTGTTGTTTATGAAGAAAGAGATAAAGCAAAGTATATCAAATTACTCGTTAACTACATCGAATGCTTTTTAAACTACCAACTAGAATTACATGGAAAATGAATTTAATCAACAGTTGAATAAGAAATTCATGAATCCTGCAAAATTTGCAGTAGAGATTGAAAAACTTGTCAAGACAGAAAAAATAAATTATATTGATGCTATTGTTCTCTACTGTGAAGAGAATAATATAGAAATTGACTCTATTACAAAATTAGTGTCTAAACCATTGAAAGAAAAACTAAAGTGTGATGCTATCACTCTTAATTTTATGAAAAAAACTTCTAGAGCAAAACTTCCTTTATAATGCCTACTTTATCATGGTTCCCAATGCCAGTATATGTTGATAAAGTGTTGGGAGAAGCAAAAGAAAAAATAGAAGAAGAACTTTATGAGGTATATAATAAAGCAAAGTTTGCTCAAAATCCTCAATGGACAAAAGACACAAATGAACTAAGTGTAGTAAATGATTCTTTTTTTACTACAAACGAACTCAAAGATTGTACTATATTTAATGATTGTATTGATTATCATTTAAAAGAATATCTCAAACAATTAGCAACACCAACAAATTTAGACTATTTTATAGATAACTCATGGTTGACTAGAACAACTAAGGGTAAATATATTCATCAACATGATCATGGCAACTATGACATATCAGGAGTATATTATTTAAAAACTAATGGAGAGGATGGTCAGTTATATTTTCCTTCTCCACACAGACTACTAGCAGGTAATTTTATAATATCAAGAATAGTTGATTATTATCAACATCTTCCATTAGAAAATGGTGTTCTAGCAATGTGGCCTTCTGTATTACTACATAACACAGAACCAAACGAAACTGATCATGAGAGGATCAGTGCTAGTTTTAATATTAAATTTAGATCATGATTAAAATTTTAAACAATCCAAAAACTCCAGACTACCTTGATTTTAAAAGATGGGTAAACAGCACAAGTTTTGAATGGAAATATAATCCAACATCAACACCTGACATGAATGATTTGTCTAAAGTCGATCTACCTTTCTATTGTCATTCATTTATGAAAAGACCAGAACAATATGGATATCCTGTAATAGACAATCCTCAAGAGACTCATGGTGTTGTTGAGATGTTGAGTCAGATACTAAAACAAAACCAAGTTCCATTTAATAGTTTTATTAGGATAGCAGTAAATGCTGTTCATCCACAAAAAGATGTAACTGCATCTATACCACATGTGGATCATACATTTGCACATGGTAACCTTATAATGTACTTGAATAATGCAGGTGGATCTACTTTTGTAAAGAATGAAATGTCATATAAAGATGAGGTGCATATACCTCAAGAAGATGATATAATATTGTTTACAGGGGAACATTACATGCAAACTCCAAGAGACAAAAGACGAGTAATTCTGGTAGCAACCATGATTTAGTCGCATAAATAGTAGTGTTCTAGGAGATATTTTATGGCAGATTTTTTCGATTCCGATATAGTTCGTGATGAGATGCAAGAAATCAATGAGATGCAAGAAGAGATTTATGGGAGAATATTTCAATTCCCAGATCTTCCTGTGCCAGAACAAATTGAACACTTAAATGAGTTAGATGTATTGCTCGACAAACAGCAAATACTCTACACTCGTATGAAACTATCTGATGACCCTCGTGCAAAGGAAATGGCAGAAAATGTCAGAAAATCCGCTATAGTAATGGGGTTCCCAAAAGATGTTGATTGTAACCTCTTATTTGCAAACATGCAAGTAACACTTGAAAAAGTTCGTAAAGGGTTAGAAGCAACACTTGACACATGAGCACGACAGCTCTATAATAAAGTCACACAGACCAAATCCAATTTAATCCAATTAATCCAATGTCTTTCGCATCACTTAAGAAACAATCTTCACTTGGCAGTTTAACTGCAAAGTTAGTTAAAGAAGTTGAGAAAACCAACAAAGTTAACACTGGAGATGAGCGACTCTGGAAACCAGAGGTTGACAAGGCAGGTAATGGTTACGCAGTAATCAGATTTCTACCTGCACCTGACGGAGAAGATCTCCCTTGGGTAAAAATGTATTCCCATGCCTTTCAAGGACCTGGCGGGTGGTACATTGAAAATTCATTAACCACATTGAATCAAAAAGATCCTTGTTCAGAATTCAACACTAGTCTTTGGAATAGTGGTGTGGAGTCTGATAAGCAAATTGCTCGTAATCAAAAGCGTAAGTTAGCATTCTACTCTAACATCTATGTTGTAAAAGATCCTGCAAACCCTGAGAATGAGGGTAAAGTGTTCCTTTACAAGTTTGGTAAGAAGATCTTTGATAAGATCATGGGTGCTATGCAACCTGAGTTTGAGGATGAATCTCCTCTAAACCCATTTGATTTCTGGCAAGGAGCAGACTTTAAGGTTAAGATCAAGAAAGTTGCAGGTTACTGGAACTACGATAGTTCTGAGTTTGCTGCAGCAGCACCATTATTAAAAGATGATGATGCTCTAGAGGCAATATGGAAGAAAGAATACTCTCTTTCTGAAATAGTTGCTGCTGATCAGTTCAAGACTTATGACGAACTTAAAAAGCGTCTTGAGTCTGTATTGAGACTTAACCAAGCACCTGTAACCTCACCAATAGATGAGGAAGCAGAGTTAGAGGATTTAAGTGAGGGAAGAACTCCCGAAGCAAATAGTCCCGCAGAAGACGATGCACTATCTTACTTTCAGAAGTTAGCTGAAGAGTAAATATAAATAACAAGAGGGATTTACTCCCTCTTTTTTATTCTATCAAATTATTAAAATGGCAGGATACACAGGAAATCACTTCGTAGTGACATACACAGATAATCAGAACGGTAATTTCACTGCAGATGTATATGCGAAAGATGCTGATGATGCCAAGAAGAAAGTTCTAATACTTTATCCTTGGGCACTTAGTCTTTCAGCAAGTGCAGGTGCATAAAGATGTCACGCAACAAAGTTATTGCATACTCAGATGCTAGTGGCAACTGTAGAGTGGTAATTCCTACAATGGATTGTCCTCTATCAGATGATGCTGTAATAGCAAAAGACATACCTACATCTGACTATTCATTAATTGAACCATCTTCTCTACCTTCTAATTTGTTTAGGGATGCTTGGAAATATGACCACAACTTAAAGTCTGTTGGTGTGGATTTAACCATAGCAAAGACTAAAACAACAGAAATTTTAGAAGCACAATACCTTGCCATCGCAAAGGAAAACGCAGATATACAATCAATAGCAGACATGAAGGGTGAGTCTGCATCTCTCAAATCAAACCCTGCAGTACCATATACTACAATTACTAACGCAACTAGTGTTGCAGAACTAGAAGAACTTCTTTAAGTATTCTTTAATTTTTTATTGACAAACTGGGAAGACTTAGTATATTCCAATTCTCCTTTCATATCCAAAATATATTGAGTTATAAACTCTCTTCTTAATACTTTAATATTTCTTTTTTTCTCATTCTCTCTAGTCTCTATTAGAAAGTTACTAATAGGAACTACTGGATTTATTGTAGTGTTGAATACTAGAGGATTTGGTATTGTATAATCTTTATCTACTATCTGACCTGCAGGAAGAATCAATTTACCCTCAGCATTTCTGACTTCCTCTGTCTCATGATGTCTTGTATCATTTATTGCTAATCCATACTTATCTTCACAGTATTGATATAAAACATCACTGCTCATTGGCCACTCATCTCTTACATTGACAATATTGGCAACAGTTAATAAAATCCAATCTAATTGAGAATTACCATATAACTCCTCTGCTACATTATCTGGTCGCATACCTTCTTTTATTGTATAAGAATTTAGAAATGTAACTGAGGTAAAAACATCATCTCTAAGTTTTGCTCTTAGAAATAAATTCTTAATGACGACATAATTGTCATTATTAGGAGAATCTTTTAATGGATTTTTGTACCTGATGTCTGGTACATGTTTAAAATAGTGTTTTGACATTAGTAACCTACCGCATCATTGACTGATTCATGGTCTTCCCTGTAAATAGGATTTAATTCTTTAAATGATAAATCTAATTTCATATGCACAGGTGTACCGTCATCATATGTTGCATATGTACCACTTCCAGTATAATTTACTGACATATTAGTTAATGCACATGTTTTAAATCTATTTAAAAATGGATGTTGTGTTCCTCCTTTAAAGTATCCTATTCTGAATATGTCAGGAGCATTTAAGAAACCCATACCTTCATTATCTAATTTTGCTGCAGTATGTATTTTTAAACTTTTAATTATTGACTTTACAACATATGCTTCTTCTCTACTTCTAGGAACTAAATCCCAACCAAAGTTAAAACTTCTTATTGTTACACCACTAAACACCATTTCTAGGTTTTGGTTTATAACTTGACCAGATGCCCTTGATAGTAAACCTCCTATGGTTACATTAGCACCAAGAGCGTTAACTGCTGTTGTTGCTGCAACCATTTTTGCGTAGTTTGCAACATCAGATCCACCACCACCTTCTTTCAGTTTTTTAAAATTATCAGTTACACTAGTTCCTACCTCTTCAATAGAATCTGCATTTATAGCTCCACCTACTATACCCAATGCTGCAGCAGAAAAATCATTTAGTTTATTCTCTCCCCACTGAGCACCATTGTTATCTTGAATATTTTGTGGTATTGGTAATATAATAGTCTTTTCTGCAGGTTTATCAGTATATTGATCGCTTATTTGTGCTGCCCTCTTACTCCCTGTATCTCCACTTAATTGACTTAATGAACCACCATCTCCCGCAAGACCCGATATACCACCACCAGCTTTTATATTCTTTAAAATTTCTATTTTGAAATAATCCATACTGGAATCTATCATATCAGTAGGATATCTCATTAATTTTCCTGCCATATCGACCCTTTTTTAACTATTTAGCAGGAATTTTGCATATTTTAATTGTCTCGCATCTTCCAACTCATTTGATTGTACTTCATATAATTGACCTGCTACTTCATTCCATGTATATTTTCTCATCAAACCCCAATGATAATTGAATCCTCTGAATCCCCATTGCTGTATATCTGTACATGCAATCAAAGGATGTTGATCATATCTTATCTTAGGTGTTTTTGCATTGTATACGAATGTGTAATAATTGCCAGGATCAGGAATAGGAGTCACAGTATCATTAAGTGCCTCCATAATTTGCTCCATAATATCCTCTGGATCTCTTAATCCAGTTGCTCCATCCACTACTTCTTGTAATCTACTCATACTGGTAAGTTATCCTCTGTGAGAATTTTGAATTCCAAGTGTCTATCAGCACAGTATTCCCTTGCTGCTTTCCACTTTGCTTGGTTCTTGGCATACTCCATGACTTCTCTGATATACTTCTTAGTTTTTCTTTTTTGTACTTTTGGTTCAATACATTGCTTCTTGGGTTTTATTTCTATGATATACTTCTTTGCCTTACCATCATTGTCTCTAACTTTTATATAAAAATCAGGAAAATATCTATGTATTCTTTGGTCTAATGGTGAACGATATGGTATGATTGTCTCCTCAGATCCCCACTCTAATATATTACTGTTCTTATCACAATACCTCATAAACACTTTTTCCCAAGAACTACGATAAATAATATTACGGTAGTCCCCTCTATACTTTTTTATGTTACGAGGTCTAAATATGCCAGAGTGTGCCATAATCTCATAAGTTCCCATAGGTATTTATTGTGCCCAAGTACCCAAGAGTCAAAAAAACAGAACAAATTCGTGGTTTATTCCAAAGAGTTGCTACGACAAACCATTATGAGGTATTCTTCTCAGGTTTTGGTGCTTTGCAACGATTAAGAGGATATATTAGTTCAAGATCTCCTAGAGTCACTAACTTCTTTATCAGTAGAGATCTAGGATTATTATGTAATAGTGCTGAATTACCTGCAACTACTATGGCAACAGCACAGGTAGAGGGTCAGAGAACGGGTATTGTTGAAAAAATGGCACATTCAAGAGTATTTACTGATGTGTCTTTTACTTTTTATGTTGATAATCAATACAGAACACTAGAATTTTTTGAGTTATGGCATGAGTTCATAGCATCTGGATCTAATAATGAGGTAGATAGGTCAAATATTGCATACTATCATAGAATGCAGTATCCAGACGAATATAAAGTTGATACTATAAAGATTCAAAAGTTTGACAAAGATCACTTTAGAAGTGTAGAATATAATTTTTTAAATTGTTTTCCAGTTTCTATATCTTCTATGCCTGTTGCATATGATGGCAACCAAGTGCTTGAATGTCAGGTCACATTTGCATATGATAGATATTATTTTGGTAAGATAAGTTCATTGGATCGTAGAAATTACAATAAAAACTATGCAAATGTATCAACTGGAGATGCAGTTGGTAACACTAATAAAGTGGAGAAGAAAGAAGTAATATACAAAGAAGATGGTCTTGAGAGCACTGGTTTTACTCTAACACAAGAAGATTTAGACAATATAAAGCAATTCAATAAAGATATGCCATATCTTGACCTTGACCCCAATAAATACAAAATAATTCCTCTTCCTAATGGTGATTACAAAGTAGAAGGACGGTAGTTCCCAGAGAAGAATAATTGTGCTATAATATATACATTAAAAATTGATATGGGACTTGCACAGGAACTGAAATCGGGAACTAAAAAATCTCATTCAGCAGCAGAGAACACTAAATTTGTTTCATCATTCCTCAAGGGTGTTGTAGACAAAGAGAATTATCGAGAGTTGATCTCTAACTTTTACTTCATATATCATACTATAGAGGCAGAAGTCAGAAGATTAAAAGATGATCCTATTGTAGGACCTCTAGACATACCAGAACTGTATAGGCATGATGCTTTAGCAGAGGATTGTGATTATTTCTTCGGCATAGATTGGCGAGAGAAAATATATCCTTCACAGGCATGTAAGCAATACATGGAGCGTATTCAAGAGGTTGCTCATGAAGAACCAGAACTTCTAGTAGGACATCACTATACTAGGTATCTTGGTGATCTCTCTGGTGGTCAAATTCTTAAAAATATAGCAGAGAAAGCACTAAAACTTGAAGATGAAGGTCTTGCGTTTTATAAATTTCCTGATATTGACAATAAAAAAGAGTTTAAAAATAATTATCGTGCTATCCTAAATAAACTGCCTGTAACAGAATCACAGGTAAATGCTATCGTTACTGAAGCAAACTATGCATTTCGTTTGAACATGTATATGTTTGATGAATTAGATGGTAACCTATTCAAATCCACAATGTCATATCTTTGTGGTGTAGTTAAAGGAAAAAACTGATGCCATTACCCCAGATTAATGCACCAACCTATGAGTTGACTATTCCTTCATCAAAAAGGAAAATTAGATACAGACCATTCTTAGTCAAAGAAGAAAAAATTCTTGTTATTGCTATGGAAAGTAATGACATTGGAGACATTGCTAGAGCAGTTAAACAAGTTCTAGGACAGTGTATTCTTACAAAAGGAATTAAGATTGATAAACTATCAACATTTGATATTGAATACTTATTTTTAAATGTAAGAGGTAAGTCTGTTGGTGAGACAGTAGATATAAAAGTCACCTGTCCTGATGATGGAGTAACACAAGTTGAAGTAACCGTAGATCTAGATGCTATTCAAGTTACATTTGATCCAGATCATGACAAAGATATTATCTTAGATGATAAACTTAAGATGAGAATGAAGTATCCTTCATTAGATGAGTTTATCAAAGAAAACTTCCAAGTTGATAATGTTGGATTTGAGCAATCTATTGAAATGATTGCTACTTGTGTAGATATGATTTATAGTGAGGAGGAGACTTGGACTAGTGCAGATTTTACACAGAAAGAGATGATAGACTTTCTTGAGGGGTTAGGTTCTAAACAGTTTAAAGAGTTGGAGAAGTTCTTTACTACTATGCCTAAACTTACTCATGAAATAAAAGTAACAAACCCTAAGACTAAGAAAGAGAATACTATTAAACTGGAAGGACTAGCAGCTTTTTTCAACTAGCGATGCTCCATGAGGATCTTGTCTCATATTACAAGATCAACTTCGCCCTCATGCAGCATCATAAATATAGTTTGAGTGATATTGAAAATATGATCCCGTGGGAACGGGAGATATACATTAGTTTATTAAAAAATTATATTGAAGAGGAAAATTTAAAACAGCAGCAGCGAAATGGCTGAAACTAAGGCAAAACCAAAGGTAGATCCGCAGAAGTTCATGGGTTCCAAGAGTACGAAGGGATCTGGTGCTTCGATGGAGGGTGTTGACCCAAAAAATATTAATGAGGTTAGTAGAACATTATTCAATATCAATAATACATTAAAAGGAATAGTAGAGATCCTTGATTCTCAATTAAAATTAGATAAAAAAGAAAAGAAAGAAGATGATACAGATGCAGCAAGAGCATTAGATGCTAAAAAGAAAAAAGGTGCAGAGAACTTTTTAGAGTTAGATACTAAAGAATCAAAAGAAAAAACAAAGAAGACATCTAAATTAGCAGAAGGTGCTAAAGGTATTTTAAATAGATTGTTTACAGCATTGACTGCTATATTTTCGGGGTGGTTGATTGATAAGGGTATGAAGATGATGAAGTTTCTTCAAGAGGGAGATACGGAATCATTTAAAAAAATGGGTATGGAGGTTGTGAAAGCATTGGGAATAGTAGCAGGAATATTTGCTTTACTTAATATAGGACCTATTATTAGTGCAATAACTGGTATTACTGGAGCCTTAGCTGCAGGGATGCCAGCTATCATGGCACTACTTGCAAATCCTTGGACTTGGGCAGCATTAGGTTTGATTGCGGGTATTGCAGGAACTGTCATAGTCATGAAGACAATAGTAGAAGCAATACAGACCAGAGCAGCAGGTGGTGAAGAATTTCTGCAGGGATTCAATAGATTAAAGGCAGGTTTAGAGGAAGATGGTATTGTAGTACAAGGTAGTGGTAAGAAAGAGAAGTTTTATGTCGCACCTATAAAAAATCAAGGTGGAAGTAAAAATAAAAGAACTGTAGATAAGATAGGAACACCAAAGCAAAAGAAAGCAGTAGCAAAATATATTGAGAAGAGAGATGCACTCATACAAATTAGAGATAATATGAGAGCAGAGATGAAAAAGAAAGAGCAGGAGATAAAAAAAGAGTACAAAAACTCAGGCAAAAGAAAGGAAAGAGGTGAAAAAATTAAAGAATCAAAGAGTGAAATTAGAGAAAAATATACAAAAAAAATTGATGCATTGTTCTCAGGAGAATTAGATATATCAACAATTGAGGGTGTCTCAGATGAGACTAAGGAAGAACTTAAGGGTGATGATGTAGATAAAGCAGAAAAAGATTTAGAAGTTATGGATAAAGCAACTAATGGTGACACAGGAGAGAAAGTTGATACAAGTAAATTACTTAATAAAGGAGTAACATACAAAGAAGATGGTCTTGAAAGCACTGGTTTTACTATGACACAAGCAGACTTAGACGCAAGTAAACAAAAGCAATCCAATGCTGAGAAGGTTAAAGAAATATCTAACAATCCTGCTAATGAAATTGAAGTAATACCTACATCTACATCATCAGGGAATACTCAAAAATCAGCAGTTGGTGAAAAATCTATGGATAGTGGTGAAGCATCAAGCGTTCCTGCACTAAAAACCAATAACGATGGTAACGAATATGGAATGTTATTCTCCCACACATATCAACAGGGGTAGTAACTGATGCCTAAGATTACTGAGAAGAAAGCATGGTATCAGATGTCTGATGAGGAGAAAGCAGAATATGATGCTAAGGTACAGGCAGAGGTAGATGCGAGTGGTGGTAAATTAAAAAAGAGAAGAAAGAGAAGAAAGGATGCTAAGACTTTTGAGCAGATTAAGGCAGAGATAGACGCTAAAGAAGCAGCTAAAGAAGCAAGGAAAGCAGCAAAGAGAAAACCAAAGTTTATGCCAACTTCTGAGGCATTTAATATAATGAACTATGGTTTGTCAGCAATACTAGAGACAACTAGAGGATTACAAAAAGCATTTGAAAAGAGGGCAGAGAGAGAACAAAAACTTGAGGACGAAAAGAAGATTGATGCTGCTAGATTACTTTCAAAACAGAAAGCAGAAAATAAAGAGAAAGCACTTGAGCAAAAAAGAAAACCAGGTGGAAAGACAGGTGGTAAAATTAAAGCAGCAGCAAAGAAAGGTGGTTTGAGAATAATGACCGCTATCGTTGCTATCATAGCTGGATTTCTTATCAACAACTTACCTAAGATAATGAAATTCATGGAGAAAGTAATGAAAGTATTGAAGGGATTCTGGGAGTTAGCATCACCCATATTAGAGGTGGTGTTTAATATTATGCATCCCATAATGTCGGGATTAGCAAAACTTCTACCAGAGGTAACTTCTGTCGCTGTTGACAAACAACTTGAGAAAGCTAAATCTGAGATGGAACAGGCAGAGGATAGTTTAAAGAAAACTAAAGAAGGATTGGATGAAAATATTGATAATACTAAGAAAGAAATTGATAAAACTAAGGAAGATTTACAGAAAAGAGCAAATGAAGGACAGACTCCAGAGGAGATTGTAAAAGAAAAGGCGGGTAAAGAAGTTAAAATGAAAGGGGAGACTGAAAAAAAACAAAATGAGGTAAAACAAAAAAACGATACTACAGATAAGGCAGAAACTCTTAAGAAAGAGACTAAGGAAACACAAGTGGTGATGACAGAAAAGATCGAAGAACCACAAGAGGAAAAACCAAGAGTAATTATTGAAAAACCACAAGAAAGTATAGAGGGAACTGGAACTCTTACTGTCAAGATGGACGAGAAGGCAGGTGTTGGAGATGGTAAGAGTGCTAAGAAAGTTGTAACTCCTCAAGGTTTGGGTATGGATATGTACAGCAAACCTATTGTTCTTGGTGACGAAGCTGCTGAAGGTTGGAAGAAGGTTCTTAAGGCAGCAGCAGAAGATGGTATTGATTTGACTAAGGCAGTTACATCTTCTAGGAGATCACCAGAACAGCAAGAAGCATTAATGGAGAGTGAAGATGGTAGCACTGTTATAGATCCTGCTACACCAGGCACATCAGAACATGTAAAAGGAAGAGCACTTGATATTGCAGTCAATACTCCAGAACATGACTGGATGATTAACAATGCATCAAAATATGGTTGGAAGTGGCAAGGTGTTTCAGATCCATTCCATTTTAATTTCATAGGTGCTGATAGTGCAGAAACAAAAATAGCAAATAGACAAGGTTTAAGAAATAAAATGATACAAAAAAAGATTGATAGAGATAAAGATTTTACGATGTTGGGCAGTAGGTCAGGAAAAACTGTTGTACCAGTGCCGATAAATAAAATACAACCAATAGTTCCCTCAGTTGTACCTGGTGGGTCTGGGGAAAAAACCATGAGTGGATCCTCAGAATCTGGTAGTAATATTATGGATACAATGAAAATACTTAACACATCACTAACATAGATGGCAGCAGTAGCAACCCAAGGATCTACTTACGAAGTAATGGAAATAACAGGTCGTGCAGGTGGCACAATAGACCTTAGATTGGGTGTGTCATCTTTTCAATATTTTGAAGATATAATGTCTCCAGTTGTTACTGCAGTAATGGGAGTTGTGACTAGTGGAGATACAATAGAAGGTCAGGGAATTTATAGTGGACTTCCAATCGTAGGAGGAGAGAAAGTAAGAATACATATTACTTCTCCAATGGAAAAACAAAGAGAAGAATCGCCTGGTGTACTTGAATTGACAATGTATGTTAATAGAATATCAGATTATAAGATGGAAAAACAAAGAGAAACTTTTATTCTTCATCTTGTATCTAAAGAAGGTATTGTTAATATGAATAAAAGAATACTTAAAAAATATAAACAAAAAAGAATTGATGAGGTTATAAAAGATTTTCTTGATATACTAGAGGCAGATTATGAAGAGGAAAATATTGAGAAGACTGTCAATAGTATAAACTTTATTGGTAATATGAGAAAACCATTTACTCTAGCTCCCATGTTAGCAGCAAGAGGAATACCAGAAGTCGGAAAAAATTCCGCAGGATTTTTTCTATGGCAAACCCGAAAAGGTATGTTTTTTAAATCTATTGAGAAAATGATATTTGATGCAAAAGAAAATAAAGAAGATACTGTAAAAATGGAATACATATATGATCGTGGAAATGAAGGAGTTGATGATCCAGAGAAATCATTCTCTAAAATTTACAGTTACGGTATATCAAATAATAAAGATGTAATGGCAGGTATGAGAACAGGAGAGAACTCAACATATAGAATCTATTGGAATCCACATACATTTGAGTTTACTAGACCAGAGCAATCCATATTCTATCCTAAAGAACAGGAAGGTATGAACTCTGATGAGAAACCAATATCAGAAGAGGCAGATCCAGAACAGATACCTGCACCAGAAATGGCAAATAGAATTATTAGTGGCATTTATAGTGTCGGTTGCTTAGAAGAAACAGTTGTGGGTGCTGCAGCAACAGCTGTAAATAATGATAATTTATCAGATGTTGGTCAATCTATCTCTCGTTATGCTTCGATATTTACGCAAGTCGCAACATTAACGGTAGGAATGAACACAGAATTGTGTGCAGGTGATATAATAAGTTGTGTATTCCCCAAAGTCAGTTCCGAAAATGAAGTAGACCCTGCTCAAAGTGGACTATATATCATTAAGGAGATTAGTCATTTTTCTAGTGGCAACAGATCCTATTCGGCATTGAAAGTTATCCGAGACACATCAGGAGAGTAAAAATGTCAACTATCAAACACGACCTAGATCACGAAGTTTATCTTGATCCTAAAGACGAAAAAGAACATATCAATCATGGTATGTTAGAATATAAAAAGTCTGAACTAGAAAATGTTCATGCAGACTATGAGCAATATCACAAAGATGATGTTGTAGAACCAAATGAAGGAAAAATAAATGATTGGCACACTCGTCATGAAGATAAAGGTTTAGAAATTTATTGTGACAATCACCCAGACGCATTTGAATGTAGAGTATACGACGACTAATGGCATTAGAAGAATCCCTATTGGGCAACAGTCAATTTTTAGGCAGGGACGGATTCAGATGGTGGATCGGTCAAGTTGCTCCTAGGGAAGCTCAGAAAGATCAGACTGACGAAGGAAAAGGTTGGGGTAGCAGATATAAAGTAAGAATAATGGGTTATCACCCATTTACAGATGACTTAGAGGATGTAGATTTACCTTGGGCAATGTGTATGTTGCCAACTACATCTGGTAGTGGTGCTGCTAACTATTCAAAATCAACTCAACTACAACAGGGTGATGTTGTATTTGGATTCTTTTTAGATGGTGATGAAGGTCAAGTCCCATGTATTCTTGGTCATTTTGGTCAGGCAGGGGGTGTAAAGAACTCTGGAGAGTTTGGCGGTAAGTTTGAACCAGGCACAGGATTTACAGGTAATATAAAAATAAATCAGAAGACAGAAGTAGAAGAAGAGACTGGAAAACCAAACACAACAAACGAACAGAACGCAAAGTCAAATCCTACTAACTCTAGTGGTACAAAAGGTGAGAATGTAGATCAATCTGGTGCAGGTAAAAAAGAAATAATAGCAGATACTTGTACACCATCTGCTGTCTCTAGAATGGCATTGCAACTAGAGACTATGGCACAGAGGATAGAAGATCTTCAGATGACAGGATCTAAATTAGAGGCAGAGATAAATGCTGTTGCAGATGCGATTGAGACTCAAACAAATGGATTTGTTGGTAGTATGTTTCAAGGCATGTATGAGCATCTAGAACCAAAATTACAGAAAGGTTTAGATGATGTGTATAATAAAACATTTGGAGAAGTATTTGCTCAAACAGGAGACTCACCTCAATCATATGCTTTAGCACATGCTGCGGGTGTCGCATCACAAACAGGAGAAGTTGTTAATATTAAAAATGCAGAGAATGCACTAGCATGTGTAGCTAATAAGATAGTAGAAGGATTGAGAGGAACTGTAGCAGATATGCTAAAAGATTTATTAGCATCTGGTCTTGGTATAGCAGGTTGCGTTACTGCAAACTTTGTATCAAAACTTATGAACAATATAATAAATGATGTCACTAGTGCTATGGCAGGACCTTTGAGTGCATTAAGTAACTTATTACCTGGCGGATTTGATGTTGCAGAATTTTTAAGAAGTTCTGCTTTCCTACTAGAAGACTTCTCAGGATTTTTAGATTGTGGACAGACTAATAAAGATAAGTGTCCTCCTGCTAAAAAATATGAAGTTGGTGGTGGTATCATGGAGAAAGGTGCTGATCCATATAATTATGTAATGTCACAAATGCAAAAGTCAGCAAAACCTGGTGGTGGTATAGGTGGTGCTGTTGGTGGTGCATTAGGTGGACTTGGTGGTGCAATAGATTCTATAACTGGATTTGACTTTGGTAATTTAACTCCTGACTTTGGTAATTTAATCCCTAAAGGTGTAACTGACACCCTTGGAGCACCTGGCAGAGTGGCAGGACTAATAGAAGATCTTAGTGCAGGTGGATCATGTGTTGGTGGTAAGAAAGATTGTGGTGATGCTAAATTGCAAATCTTTGGTGGCGGTGGAATTGGTGCTATAGGTAATGTTGTTGTTGGTGGTATTATAGAGAATAGTGGTCTAGGTGGAATTGCAGAAGGTGTTACCAGAACTGCAAGCATTATTGGTGTAGATATGAAGATACCTGGCGTAGGATATAAGACACCACCTGCTATTAGTTTCTCTGATAAATGTGGAGTAGGATTTGGTGCTCATGGTCATGCAATTTTAGATGATAATGGCGGTATCGCTGCTATCGTTATGGATAGTGTAGGAGAAGGATACCCAGTTGTTACAGATCCTCCACAAAATGTTGGTGTTACAACTGTCATTATTGAAAAACCAGGTAGAGGATATACACCTGGCGATCAGATTGATGAATCTGTATTCATATTCCAAACAGGTTTTGCACCTGCTGAGGAAGATGCTTACGAAAATCTAACTACAGAGGAGATCATTCAAACACCTATATTTGATGTAAAAATAGATCCAGAAACAGGTGGAGTACAGTCAGTTGAGGTTCTAAATATTCTCAGTTATGATGTCCCTCCCGTGATAGAAATGAAGTCCACAACTGGTGTTGGTGCTGTTCTCAGACCAGTATTCGGAACAATACCAGAAGCAAAACCACCAACTAAACTCGTTAAAGTAATAGATTGTATAGGTAAAATATAATGGCAGAACAAAACTGGGCAAGAAGAGTTGTTGATTCTAGAGGTAGTCACTTTAGAATAGAGAGTGGTAGTCCAAGACAAGGAAAAGACGGTCCTGAACCATATAAAATTGTCTCACAGAATGATAATGGTGAGGTATTTTTGATTGGTCATGGTCATGGTCAAGGACTTGCTAGGATCGCATGTGATAAAAGTATAGAAATGAATGCGGGAGATAAAAATGATCCCAATTTAGTTGATATTAGAATTAGTGCTGCTACAGGAGATATAACTATCACTGCTGCTAGAGGTAGAGTCAGAGTACATGGAAAAGATATCATGCTCACTGCTGATAGAGATGTAGATATAAACGCAGGAAGAAATATAAACTTACATTCATCATGTGGTAGAATATTTTTAGATGCAAATACTGCACAAGTTAAGGCATTGAGAGGTAATTTAGTTCCTGAGACATGGGGTGCAAGAATATGTAAAAATAGTTTTATTCCTGATAGTACATTAGCAAAAATCTTTGCTCCATTTGCACAGTCAATAATATCAGGTGCTGCAGCAGGTAGTTTCAATGGTGTAATTGGAGGAGCATTAAAAGGATTTGGATTTAGTCTTAAAGATCTAGGTGTTACTGCACAGACAGGTGGTATTGAAGCAGTAGAAAAAACTGAGCAAAAATCATCCGATCGAACACCTGATCCATTACAAAATCCAGATAATCTAATAGAACCACCAACACCAATACCACCTGTTGAGGGTCAAGTATTATCAGGTAATGTTGAGTCACTTAATTCTGATGCAGCAAACTCATTAGGTGTTACTCAAGGTGGTAATGCACAAACTGGAATACAGGATACGATTGGATCTGGAAGTGTTGGTAAAGGTGCTGCAGCAACTGTTAGTAACCAGTCTAACGATGAATTAGCAACACTTGAGGGAACTGCTGATCCAACTCATCCAGATATACCTCCAGAAAAACTTGATGAGACTGTAAGCAATGCTACTGCATTAAGAATGGAAGCATTGAAACAGGATCTACTTTCTGCTAAGAACACACCAAATGCTGTCAACACTAACCAAGAAACCTCTGAAGATGTTGAAAGAAAACTTCTTCAAGGTGAAGAGGTTATTGCTGTTGAAACAGTATCAGAGGACTTTACACTAGAATAATCATGGCAGAATCAAATCCAAATTCATTTAATTGTAGTGCTAAGAAAGACATAGCAAACAAACCATTTAAAATTGGTGATCCTACAAACTATTTTGAAGATCCTGTTGTATGCTCAGGGTTTATAGATGTACAAGGCATACCCTCTCGTCCTACTGATATCGAGATTACCAACGGTGATGTAAGAATTTACACAGGAAATTTATTAGTCAGGCCAGGAATTTCTACATTCCAAGAAGTACAGGTAGAGAAAGAACTTTATGTATGTAATGACACAGATCTAAAGTCTAGATTATATGTTGGAGGTGAAACTTTTCAGCAAGGAGATGTATTCATTCAAGGTACTACTGGAACTCCTCTAGTCGTAGCAGGTGATGGAAATTTTGGAGCAGGTATTGGACAACTAACATCAAGATTTGCAGCTGCAGACGCTTCACCAAAACCATTTGATTTAGTACACCCATCTAAAAAAGGATGGAGACTTCGTTATGCTTGTATTGAAGGACCAGAGGTAGCAGTTTACCATAGAGGAAGATTGAAGGATTCTAATACAATTGAATTACCATATTATTGGAAGGATTTAGTTGCAGAAGAGAGTATTACTGTACAGTTACAACCTATTGGATCAAAGCAAGATATAATTGTGATGGACTTTGATAATGAAAAAATAACTCTATCAGGAAATGTAGATTGTTTCTACCATGTGTATGGTGAAAGAAAAGATATTAATCCTTTGATAGTCGAGTATGAAGGAGATACTTGGATGGATTATCCAGATCCAAACTATAATCCAAATGATGTTCCTCTGGATAAGAAGATATTTAATGACCCTAGATTCGCAGGACCACCAAATACTTATACAAAATGAGTTTACCATATACTGAAGAGAACTTTATCTCTACTAGTGAATGTCAGAGATTGATAGACTATGCTATTACAAATAAGAAGGCAGATGTCAGTAGTGATGATGAGTATTCTACTGAGGTAGAATGGAAGGATCATGGTGCAAAGTA